GAAAGGCATTGTTTTACACCGCTGCGTAAATTAGTTTGTTTACGATTAACCCTGGCTGGGTATTATTATGTGCTGTTCCTGATCCTGCACTGGCATTTGTTATAGTTACACCTGTAGAGGCCGTGGTGGAGGTCATAGAGGGGGTTCTATCTGCGGGAGTAGGGCTATCTCCGTTAGAGTTAAAGAAATTAGCTCCACTATCTGCTCCAGCTGATCCATGTCTGCTTCCATTAGCTGTAACTGTGTGGGAGTGACCAGGATCATTTAAAGTATTAGCATGAGTATGCGCGGGTAAGTCTGCGGTTACAAGCGTATAAACATCCGTGCCGCCTGTAGCTCCTAAACTACTACCAATAATAGGAATAGTCATACGGCCAGCAGCTACGCCGCCCATATCGTCTCTACCAATACCTACACGACCGCGATAATCTGGAACATTGAAAGTAGTAGAACTATCCCCTGCTCCAAATGTTGTACCTATTACCCCAAATAGAGAGCTATAAGTGGTTCTAGATATAGCTTGTCCATAGGGAAACAGCCAAAGAGAAGGCGCCGAAGTTCCGCAATAGTCTATTACTTCGCCTACAAGTCTAGCAGATGCGACCGAGAAAGAGCCTGTAACCGTTAAATTAGTTACAGTCATATCAATTATTGTTACAGCGGTAGGGCCAATGGTCATAAGCGCCGTACCGCTGTATACGTATGTCCAAGCTCCCGTAGCTGAATTATACCATCCTGTAGTAGTATCGCTAGCAAGGGTAAGAGAAGGCGCGGCCAAAGAGCCCGCAGCTAACTTAAGCGGCCCCGTCATAGACGAAACGCCAGTAGTGGCAACGCTAGTGGTTAAAGTAGCGCCTAAATCAGATAAGTTACTATTCATATCCGCAGATCGAATAGTAGTACCTGCAACATAGGCTGCTACCGGGAGTGTGTAAGTACCACTTGTATTTCTTGGCATACTATTGACTCGGTTGAAAAACTATGTTATATGGTGTCTGCAACTAAGCAAAGGAGACTTCCATGTTGGTTTTCATACTGTGCGCTGCTTTTATCATAATCGCTCTTAGTGGTCCCGCTAAAAATCCGCCAACTTAGGCGATAGTTCTTTACCTGTCATAGCCGCTAACGCCCTTAATATATCTTGCGTAGTAGGGCTATGCGCGCCTTGTTGTACTAATTCTCCCAACCGAGTATGGCTTAGCATCTTTAATGCTTCGCTACCCATTTTACCCGCTACCATACCCCCAGCAGCACCTAATGGAATACCCATTCCTCCGTGAAATGCCCCTCCTAATACACCTCCTAGCCCTGTAGCTAGTGCGCCTCCGGCCCCTGGAATAGCGCTACCAGGTACTGCACTGGTAGGATTAGGAATCATCCCAGGTGGCGGTGGAGCGCTAGATATAGGCCCCGGCATAACTACTCTAGCATTAGCTGCCATAGCCCCAGGATGAACCCAACTAGGAGGCGGACCCGGCGCATTAGCTGGACTAGGTGTATATGGCCTAGCAGGGCCAAACATAGGCCCATCTCTGCCTTTTAGAGCTTTTAAATAATCTGGTAATTTATCATAAGGGAAACTACTCTTAGCTGCTTGACCTATTAATTTAGTTACCGCAGCGGGGACTAAAGAGCTAGCTCCCCCCATTATCATACTATTTTTTATATCTTTGTCTGTAGTTTCTTTTCCTTTTTTAGCTAAAGTATCTGCTACGTTTAAAGGCGCCGCTACAGATGTTTGGCCCGCCCATTGAGATATAAATCCTGCTCCTGATCTAGCAGCTGCACCAGCTGCCAAAGGTAAAATAGAAGCTATTGTACCTGCAGCATTTAAGCCCTTAGACCAATTCGGGTGCTCTTTCTCAAAAGAAGATAACTCATCAGTTTGGGGGACAAAATTGCCTACTACCGGGATACCCTTAGCTATGCTAGGGAATACTGCGTCTCGAATTGTCTCACCCCCCGGAGTAAAACGTATTAAATTCCATTTATTCATCACCTCTTTTATTTTTTGTTCTTTAGTTTTTTCTATAGGTTTACTAGCTACAGGATGTTTTAAAGTACCCCAGTCTACATCATTTTTGTCAGCAGGGCGCTTTAAAGAAGACCAATCGTCATCTTCTTTATTAGTTCTACGTAATGAGGCCCAGTCGTCTTCGCCAGCCATTATTTACTATTACTCCTTTGCTTCGAAATATTCGCCATTTCTAAATATATCCATGCCTTTATATTGAGGATTCTTCTTAACAAACTCCCTAACTTCTTTGGGGGAAGAAAAATCTCTTGCTATAACTCTCATAGCAGGACTATAATCTTTATCCCCAGGTTTACCTATTACGGGTTTATTTATAATTAGAGGGGTGTTATCGTAAAAGTTTTTCTTAACTATAGCCCATGTAGCAGGGTCGCTATCCCCCATAAGGTTAGCTATTTGACCTAGTTTTTCTTTTTGTTTTAATTCTTGTTTTAATAAATTTGTAATGAGTAAAGCACCTTCTTTGCTGCCTCGTAAATTTGGAACAGCTTGCATGAAAGTCTCAAGCTGGAAGTTAGAGCCTCTGCTACTAAATGTCTTATCTAAGTCTCTAGCCAATAAGATAGACTGTTTCTCTAGGCTATCTGCGGAAGATATGCTAGTAGACATCCCAGGGAAATAGTTATCTAACACTCTCTTAGCTTCATTTATATACGGCGCTTGCGGACCAAAGCTCAAATGTGGAGTAGTTCTAATGGTCTTATCTATAATATCTAAAGCTTGATGTGCTTCAGGGGATATATTGCTACTCTTTACAGCGTCAGCAATAGTCTCAGTTTGCGTGTCGCCTATTTTCTTTATATTTTCAACTCTAGTACCTGTTTTTGCTGCGTCTCTAGCTAATTCTCCAATAGCGCTATCTGGACCAACACCGCTTTTTCCAGCTGCCCCAGCTTTATTAGGAGATATAACTTCAAATGTACCATCTGCCTTTTGACGTATATGTACCTGTAATCCTCCAGGTAACGTAATAGGTATATCCCCTCCAGGAATATGTGTAGCTGTGGGCTGTCCACCCCCTGGAGTGGGCGTAACCATTAAATTACCCCCACCTTGAGTTTTGTAACTATCCCCTTGTGCGTTCTTCTTATATTCTTCTAATATTTTCTGCTGATCTTCAGGGCTCGCGTTTCTTAAGCGCGCTCTTAATTGTGCTTCGCTCTCTAATGGCCTAGCGGGAGGCACTGCGCCTTGATATCCACCGGGAACACCCTGTATTTCACCTGTTTTAGGCTGTACAGTTGGGGTAGTAGAATACCCAGGCACATTTTGAGCTACTTGTTCGCCTTGAGGTAATACTTTACTAGCTTCCTCTGTGTCTACTGGAACTGGAGGGCCACCAAGACGCATCATAGGAGCAGCGCCTTCTTTACCCTCGTCAAACCATTTAACTTCTCGTTCACGACGAACTACCAAACCAGAATTTTCTTTACCCCCCGCTCTATTATATTGTACAAATAACTGTTTAGCTCGATCAAAATTACCATCTTGAATAGCTTTACCTAGTCCAGATGTTTTCCAGGCTTCTCCTGAATTAAACGTAAGAGAAGTAAGAGCAGCTTTTACTCCAAAAGGCAAATTTGGCTTAAAACTCTCTACTGCGTTCTCTGCTTTGGCCCATTCCCCGTCAAATCGTTTATGAGCTTCTTTGGCACTTACAACTTCCCCAGGGTATCTAGCTTTAGTACCAAATCCGTTTGAGTGTTGTTTGTAATCCCAAGTAGCTTTATCAGAAGTTTTAGCCCCCTCTAATAGAGGTTCATTTTCTGAGCGTTTAACTTCAGTTTTCCATTTATTATCATCAGCTTGAGTTTGACTGCCTACTTCAGCAGGGGATACGCCTTGCTCTCCAAGGCCCAAATCCGGGGGTTCTGGCGTAACTCCGGGGTCCGTGGAACCAGTTATAAGGGATTTATCATCCGTAGGTGCTTGGGCGCTTGGGGATACAGCTTTTTTAATGCCGCCCCACATAGACCCAAGCCCCCTACCCGCTGCCTTCATCGCAGCAGACCCTAATGTAGTAGAAATATCAGGAGCTTGATAACTTGGGTCTATTTGTTGTTCAGTAAGGTTTAAATTCCCCTGAGCCGACTGATCTTGATATCTGCCCTTAGCAAGGGCATCAAATATACCCTCTATATTACCTAAGTAAGCTCTAGGTATATACGCATTTTTAGAGTCTAATTGAAACCCTTTTTTCTTAGCTAAAAACTTCGCCATTTCAGTAGCGAAGTCTACTTGTGATCTAGTAGTATAGTTTGCACTATTAGGGTTTTCGTTCGGCATTTACATAGTCCCATTCGAAGGGAGCGACGGCATAGCGGGGCGATGCATAGAATGCATACGGGAATTTATTATTTTCCCCATCCAGTCTCCGCCCCCTGAAGGCGCGCTAAATAGCCCTCCACCATAGTTACTAGTAGAAGGAGTGTTAGAAATTGGAACCGGAGTATTAGGTTGAGTATTAGGGTCTACACCTGTATTACCCGCACTTTGATCCACTTGGGGCATATTTGTGCTAGGATTAGTAGGAGGCGTAGGCATACTACCTTGGCCCATGCCTCCTCCCATTCCACGCCCCATATTGCTTAACATACGCGATACAAAAGAATATAATCCCATAGGATTATTGCCAGATGAGCCCCCCATACTACCGGCCATACTACCAGCCATATTACCGGCCATATTCGCCATCCCGGCTCCAGATAAATCTGGCTTAGTCCCAAAAGCTGATGGCATTCCTGATAATTGTGGCAAAGTATGTTCCTTAGCTTATTTAGGCATTATATTATTAATTAGGCTCCCCCCCAAAGACATTCCAGCGGTGCCGCCCCCCATAGGTAAGCTAGCTAGTCCTATGCCCCCCTTCATAATGGCATCCATCATAGCGTTTTGGGAGGCGACTTTTTGCTGATAGTTTTTAAATGCTTGTTCTTGTGCAGTTGTAGCTAACCCAGCTACGTCAGTGGCAGTTTGATTAGCTTGTGGCGTATTTACTAAATTTTGAGCTATATTTCCAGGCTGGGATAGCCCCAACATTTTGTCTATCATATTTATAGGCGCATTATATTGGTCTAAAGCCATCTTTTCAGCTTGTGGCATAAACTGTGCTATCATTCCGCCTTTAGTTAATCCTTGTTGGTTAGTAAGTTTATCCATTTCTAATTGATAAGTTTTACTTCCCTCCATAATACCTTGATTTAATAACTCAGTTCTTTTTTGTTCCCTCTCAGGCTCCATAAAGCGCTCTAAATTCGCCATGGCGGGGTCCATGGCACGCTGTGTTAGATCATTGGCGCCGCCAACTAGATCAAACGGCTGTGTCCATTGCTCCATATTGGAGCCAATAGCGCCTCCAGCTCCAGCTCCTAGACTAGTCCTATTACTTTGTAAGTAGTCAAATATAGCTTGTTCTTCAGGGGTATATTCCTGTACTGCCTCGTATTTAGTTTCTCCAGTTATAGGATCAATAGTACTCTTATAAGTTAATCCCCCAAGTGCATTTTTATTGCCCATAGTAGCCTGGGCAAGATTGGCTTTTTGTACGTCTGTTTGCTCCGCTCTATTTTGAGCTGTAACCTTAGTTACGTCAATAGGCGGCGGTGCTTTAGGCGATTTAGGCATTTATTTTAACCCATTTAGGTATAGTATTTTTTGTAAGCTTATATACCTTGGCATCTACGAATGTGTTACTTACTTTATAGTAATTCTCTTGTGTAAATTCATACACGAACCCTATGCGCTCTAGCAACTGCAAAAGCGTTTCGTTGGTGCAATAGGGTTTAGCAGTGAGCCTCTCGCATTTAAGTGTGTTAAATACATAACTGTATACATCTTTTATTGTTTTTTTATTCATACATTTGGGAGCATATAAGTGTATTTCTATATTAGCCTCAGTGTAATCATTAAAAATACACTGACCTACTATTTGTCCATCGTGGACCCATCCTAAAGCTCTATATGCGCCAGTAATAGGATAACCAGTGTTTCTTACAAAATACCCCGCTATAAGCTGTCCTACGCTATCTTCAGAGTTTCCTTGTATAGCGTGCATTTATACGGGGCCTCCATATTCTACGGCTAACTCAAACACATTTATCTGAAGAACAGGTACACCAGCTCCGCTTCGAGAAACTACGCCATTACCGTCAAAGAGCATAGTATCAAATACGCCTGTATCAAACACGCTGCTTTGGGCTGCTTCGCTACTTGCGCCCCCCGCAGCAAGGTTTACTACCATTCTTATAGCTAAAGCCGTACCAAGGGCATTACAGCTGAGCCAATTGATAATAGTAGTTGTTCCCGTAGACCAACTAGCGCCATCCCAAGTAGAAGTATCCCAAATTGCCCCTGTAGGGGCTAGAATAGTAACTGGTGCGGATACTATGCTATCCGCAAAATCTACGTCAATTTGGATAGTAGGAGTAATAGTACCGTCAGCCACAAGGAAGGGTCTAACAAGATTAGCATTTTTAAGCCTTCCGGGTTCTTCAAGGTAATTAAATGCACATTTTACGTCTGCTAGTATAGGGGATACTTTGTCTAGCCCTCCAGCGTATGCTAGGTTTACATTACCGTCGTTATCCCCAAAATAAAGACTACCATTAAATATCTCAAAACAGTTGGCATTCCAACCACTAAACGAAGTCCAAGCGCCTGTTAGCGCATTTTGAATATATTGTATCTGAGTGACGTTCTCTACTTGAGGTATGTTTAGTATAAGTAAACTCTGTTGAGGGAAAGATATAAACTGCCAGCCAAAGTTACTAAAATACTGCTCCGCAGATAAAAGCATAGCATTTTGTATTCTATTAGTAAGTGCTACACTTCTAGACGCCGAAGGATCAAACGGTAAAGACTGTGATATAGGTAATACTCCCTGTTCTGATATGAACATCAGATCAGAGCCAAGTCTACAAAAACACCTACGACCAATAGGTCTAGGTAAGTCAAACACACCTACTAACGCCCATGCATTAGCGTTATCGGGGTCTGTGCCTTTATAGACAGCTGCTTGGCCTTGGCTTGACATAAATACAGCTAAATCGTCTGGGCCATTGCCGCCGTCTACTGTCCATGTCCCCATGGCCATAAGATATCCACCTTTACTGAATAAAGGCCCCATATCTATGCCAGTAGCCGCTCCAGTTATAGCATCTGTACCAAGATAATAAGCTATAGTAGAGCTAGGGGAGACTAACCAAACTCTACGTTTAAATATATTAATATTAGCAAATATGCCTGTGACTGTACCTGTTATAGTTGCTACTGTCCAAGTAGAACCATTATATGTAGTTATACCGCTATCTGCTCCGTTGACAGATAATAGATAACTGGCTCCTAAAGATGGAGTAAAATTAACATATTGAAATCTGGCGTTAGATTTACCCGTCGCGCCTGAAGTAGGTGTTCCATTAACACTTACATTTTCTATGATGCTTCCAGCAGCTGCAAATAAAGACTGAGCGCCTAACGAAGCAGAAGGTCTATAAGCCATTAAAGTCTCTACCGGGGCACTAGCTACGTTAGCTACCCAAGTATTGTACCCTCCTCGTATTTCTAACCAACCTGTACGTGGCACCCAATTGACTATAGATGCAGCGTACTTTGGCTCCATATTTGCCAAAGGAGAAAGAGCGTCCCACCCCCCGACAGGACATGGGACTATTTTAACTGCTACGTCTTTATCGAAATAGCTACCTTTAGAACCCCAATGCTGGGCGTAGCTATCTTTTACATATTTGGGCATTAGTTATCAGCCCGTATTAGGCCCTGTAGGACCGGGGAAGAAACCATCTTGTACGTTAGCAGGCGAGATAAAGATAGGATTAATTCTCTTGACCATATTAAGAGTTTCCCTACCACCATCGCGAGCTATAAGTCTCTCTATGTAATTATCATAATCTGTGCGCTTGGAAGTCCAGTCGAAGCCTTTTTGTTCCCAAAAGCGCCATTTTACTCCGTTAATGACAGCACGATCACTAAGAATAGGGATATCGTCGTCATTAGCAAATAAAGCAGCAGTGGTATAAGTTCCATTTACATACACCGCATTAGTTGAGAGATACTCAAATACTAACTGTAGGGGATCAGTTAAATCAGTCGGCGGTGGCCAAATACGATAAGTATTAGCCAAGGCACCTAACTGTCTGAAATACCTACGCGGGCCAGTAGTAACCACGCCAGATAAGTGCCACTGATCCAACTGAGGAGAACTAGGTCCAAGTAACTCCCATCTATTGGTTCTATCCCACCAAGTTCTATTTAGGAAAGAGTTAAAATCGCTTGGCTCGGGGTATAAGTCTTGTGCAAAGGTAATATCAGTAGCAGTATTATCACCTGTAGCCTCCATAGTCATTGTTATTTGAGTAGGACTGTCTACAGATAGTATCCTAGCTGCTACAGGTATATCACTGCCTGTGACAAAGAAATAACCAGCAGTAAGTGCAGACGTATCTGGGATATTAGAGATAACTGCACTATTGGCAGTAGTATCCCCAGTAGTTTCAGTAGGAGCATTTACTACTAGGTTATATTCCTTTTGTAGTGCCGTCCAAGTGTGTCTCTGTCGTAACTCTTCTATTTCTTGATTAGCGTAGGCATACATCTGCATAGTTGTAGGCTGTAGAGAAGTTGTTACAACCGTGTCTACCGCTAAGCCTAATTCTTGCTGAGCAGCTTGAATTATCTGTAATAAAGTTCTTTGTGCCATAGTAACCTCATAGAAGTATGGTGTGGGACTAGGCCGTGACTCCTAGAATTAAGGCTTTCGCCCCCACATAAACCACTATAAGTATTACGCCGAACCTTTACTATAGAACCAAGTGCTAATAGTAATAGGCTGGAATAATGCCTGCCAACCAGATACCAGAGAGATACCCGTAGTTCCAGCAGTAGAGATACCATTGCCAAAGAGGGTAACAGCGCTACCTTTAGCATTATTATTGGCAAAGACTACCAGAGTAGCTGCGATATTAGAGATATAGAACTTATCTCCAAGCAAAGCGCCACCAGTAGGCGGTTCGCCACCTACAAGCGGAAGAGCAAGGCCACTAGTACCAGCATTGACAAAATACACCCCAGGCACGCCAGGGATTTGCTTAGCTGCGCCTGCGGTAGCACCTTCTGCACTAATAGTATAAACGCCATTGGCCATAACACGAGCTAACATGTGGGGTAGACCAAGACCCATAAGGTTCTCAGGATTTGCCATTTTTTAATACCTTCTCTTGTTCAAATTTAATCTTAGCCTTTGACATAAGATACGCCAAAGGCCCATCGCTGTGTACTTCTATATCTAGCATATCGGAAAAATGTTTGAGAATATATTGGAAGTCAAAAATCTGTGCAAGCATATAGCCAGCACACCTAAATGTAGGACTATCTTCGCCGTCTATCTTTATTTCCCTTATGTCTCCAAGAGTTTCTTTATCAGGATTTACAAAGTCATAAGCATGGTGCTTATACTGGTTAGTTAAACAAGTATCATACCCATACAAATGAATCTTTCTATACCCCATGGCCATAGCCATACCTATGGCTCGGGTGCCTACTGTGCATCCACCTATAATAAGCTTTTCGCCTATTTTGAATATTTTATTTTGAGCTTCATTGCCCATTGAGTTCCAGTAGTATTTCTTAGGCATATCTTTTAAGTGCTTAAACATAGTCCTATCACATTGAGAAGCTATTAAATAAGTAATATAAGCGTGCTTTCTCTGTAAATAATCACACATAATAGGATCAGGATCGCAAATTATACAGTATACAGTCTGAGTATAAAGATTTCTCTCTAAGTATTCTTTTCTCACGTAATCGTGCGCTGATCCAGCTATCATTAAAGTATTGTAATTATCTAATTTACTTATATTTTTAGACAGAGAAGGCCCACCGCCGATTAAGGCGATGGGCTCATCCCTGCACGGACCTAGTAAAGAATCAATAGGAGATAAACCATATTTGTCCGCGTCTAAAATATTTTGATATATTTTAGCTGTCGGCACAGCAGTTTCTAATACTGGCGCATCTAGTTTAACCAGTGACATTTTCATCCTGCTGTACACTAGCCATTAACGGGTCAGTGATCTTATCCTCTAGAGTAGGTGCCCTACGGCGCTTAGCCGCTTGTTGAGCTGCTTCTTTAGTAGGAGCATTATTGTTAATACGCTCTGCCTGGGCATCATAATTGGGTATAAATGGAGGATTTAAACTAGCCCTGACAGGGTCAATAAGTTTAGTATTCATGGAATTTAACTGAGCTTTTAACTGAGCTACAGTTTCTTCCATGATACGAGATTTCTGCTGCTCCTCCTCAAGAGCTTTCTGAAGCTTATGAAAATTAGCGCCTTTATTGGACATTTCAAGATAAGCCTTGGCCCTATTTACATATTCTTGGCCGCCGCGTCCAATAGTATCAATGGCGTGAGCTGTAAGATTAGCGCACTGCTCAATAGTGTATACTCCTACCCCACGTAAATTTTCACCTACAGCAGGGTGATTAGGAAATAATAGGCCAATAGGAGTACCTTCAGGTACTTGTGTCCTATCATGAATGAAATTAGCCCAAGCGTTCCTAAAGCGACGTTTATCATTGTCGGTTACAGGGCGATCGATGATATTTAACATTTCCCCTGGCTGCTGAATTTTAATATAAATCTCGTCTCGATATACGGGGCGTCCTTCAGTGCTCATAGCAGACACATGCACAGATTTATTATAAAACATAACAAGTAGGTTACTATCATCGCCCCACTTGACCATACCTGTATGGCCGCCAGCGTTCCAATCTACCCCTGTGGGTTTAGAGTCCAAGCTCATTACATTGCTCCTTTAGCTAACTGCTGCTCTAAGTCGGATTCTATCATTTTATGAAAAGCGTCTAATGCTCCGCCCCCGTGAAAAGTAGGCTTAAAGTACATTCTATGGGCGCAATAGAAGTCTTTGAAGTTCTCTAACTGAGCTAATTGATAGCCTACTACATAGTATTCTTTGGAAGATGGCCCTTCTGCATGCCCTAAGCGAATTTTATGGATCTTTTTGTCCATTATCTTCTCTTCTTCGTCACTAGCGTAACCATACGCGTGGTGCTCTTTTCCCTCTTCATCGGCAACGCAGCTATCAAATCCAAAGAAGTGTATATTAGAATAGCCCATAGAAAGAGCCAAGCAAATACTCCTAAGCCCCACAGTACATCCACCACCAACACCATTATATGTGTTACCTTTTTCAGTTTCTAATTTGATTAATTCTTCTTTTTGCTCATCGCTATGGCAGTGCCACATTACTACTTGGTAGTCTTTTAAAGTTTCAAATACACTCGGATGACTATTAGAAGAGATTAAATACTTAATCTCACTGTCGGGTTTAGTAAAATAATAAGAAGAGATTTTATCTGGGTCGCAATTAGCTGCATAAGTTGGCACTATGCCAACTGACATAAGATAATCATGCACAGAGCCGCAGCTAATTATAGTTTTAAATGTTTTTAGCTCTTCTAGGTTATTTTTTAAGCTAGGGCCTCCGCCAACAAGAGCTATTTTCTTGGTATTTCCCTTTAATTTATTAAATTCTGGTAGCTTTTCAAAACGTGGGTAATCTTTACCCATATTTATTCTAACATTGACTAATTGATCCCCTGAAGCAATAGCCGCGCTGGTGGCTACTCCTTTAATTCGAGAGTATTTACCAATAGTAGGAGGCGGCATTCCTGCCGCCTCCATCCTTTTGTGATCTATAGTCAGACCTTCAACCATAATTAGGCCGTTGCGCCTGCAACCAGCATATTCAGTGCCGGTAAGATATAGGTAAACACACGAGCCTCAGTCGGACCGTCTGCGCTAACCGAAATAGACGCAAGAACTTGAATACCCATGATCGCGTTAGACGTGATGCTAGAGGTAAACGAGCCGCTATTTCCGTTAAACGACAAGAACACAAACGCGTTAGCCTGAACCGACGGGCTAGCACGTAAGCCTACGCCGCTGTCTGCCTTAAGAAGCGCCCAGAAGTAATCTCCAGTGTTTGCAACAGTCGATTGGAACTGAGCAAACCCGTAGAAATAGACGTTGGACACAACCAAGCCAGAGTTAATGTTGGTAGCTGCATAGCTATTATTGATTGCTACGCAATTATACTGCGTAACAGTAGCAGAAGCTATACAAAATACCCATTCTGAGCCGTTGTTACCCTGGACCCTATCGCCAAGCTTAGCGCGAGGAGCAGGAACAGACGGATCAGTCGTGATGGTAACAGAGGACTGGACGTAGTTTAAATCTACGCCAGACTTGTTATCCATCGTATACCAGCTAGTAATAACAGCCATTTTAGTTCTCCTTTATGACTTATCTCTAATATATTCTATTAGGCACTTAAAAGGCCCTGCAAGAATGCGTTAGAGAGGGTCATATTACCCGCCCAACCCAATAAGCGTACCATCGCATCCTGGTTAATAGAGAAGCGATCCGGGTCTAAAGGCACCATATTACGGGCACTATGAGGGCGCCAGTGAATATAGTTGGTGTTTAAGAAATACATGGTGTTGGTAGGCGCACCACCGACAGAAGTAGTAGACGTAGAAGTCTCGAACGGCAACGGATCACCGCTAAAGCCTTGGAATCCACCGTCTAACACAACATCGCTATTCATATACTTAAGCGACGTATATCCAGCTTCCGCAAGATCGGGAGCCGAACCGTCCGTCGATACGCGCTGAATAGACTGAAGTGCCTGAAGGTAATATTTATACATATTGTTATCGGCAACGATTAAGTCAGGGAAATCGCGACCGCGAACAAGCTGTACCCAAAGGCTGTCCATATACTGCAAGATATTTGCAGCATTGGTAGAAGCACCGCCGTTGGTAAGAGCGCTAAACACGATATTGCGATAGAACGCCCACTGCGAGCGATCAATGCCGCCTACCGTGCCCGACGTTGGTGAGCTAGCGACTAAAAGCTGCAACCCACCAATAGAGCCGGAAATAGAGCCGTCACCGTACACGCCGTTAGAGAGACCGTTCATAAAGGTCTGCTCGCCATTTTCGACGCGCGACTCTAACAGATCAATAATGGCCTCTTCGCCACTATTCTGTAATTCCTCAAGGCCAGAGATAGACACAGCTAAAGCTGCTTGGCGGATGGGGAACTCAGCTGCGGTAAATACCTGCGACGGGTTAATATTAACAGTCTGATAACCCGAATACCAAGTAAATGTAGTATTGTTCGCGTAGTTTAATTCCTGAACAATAGTACGACCGCCGGAGAACGTCTTAATACGACCTTTACGGTTCAAACGAGCGAGAACCGCGTTATTACGACTAACGTTATCCTGAAGAACGCCTGTGCGGTTCCGCAGGGTAGTAGTCGTTACTTCTGACAGATTAGGAAAAGGCATTTTACCTACTCTTTATATCAAGGGTTTATAGTAATTAGTCTCTTAATTCCTCTATAGATTTACGGATTGAAGCTCTAATAGAGTTATCTTCCTTACCTTTACCGTTTAAATTGCCCGCAGGCAGTGAAGGTGCAGCAGGTTTGAGCCCCGCGCCAGCCTTTCTAGCTCTCGCTAATCTGTCTGCTTTATCCTTGGCATCTTTCAAAGCTTTTTGAGAAGCTTCTGCGGCAATCTTTTGGTTAGCCTCTTGTTGAATAAGGGCTGAAACCTCGGGATTTACCTTGATAGCCATTTCATAGGCGCCATCTAAATTAACCGCACCACTTGCGTTTAATGCTGGTACTGCACCACTCTGTAATAGCTGGCCCATAAGTTGGGACACAGTATTATAGTGAGGCTTGTCTTTAGCCCAATTCAAGATATAACTCTCTGTAGAAGCTTCCCTTTGAGCGGTAAGCTGCTGTTCAAGAGTCCCTATCTTTCCTTCTACAGTACTAGTAAATTCATTAAACCAAGTAGGCGGAGCGTCAGGGTCTGGAGTCTCTTCTGTAGCTTGTCCGTTAGAGACTAATTGGTTTATATTTACTCCAAAGCTAGAAGCTAGTTCTTTGAACGTACTAAGCTTCCTCTTTGGATCATTTAATCCTTCCATCCAACCGAAAAGTCTGTCTACTACTACTCCTGGCGAAACCCCATACTGTTGAATTTGCTGGAGTCTCGGAGCGATTGCTCGCTCTATTTCCTCAACGCCTTTGATGCGTTGAGAAAACTGCTTAAACCCGTTGGAGACTTCCTCCTCGCGGGATAAGATTACTTTTTTATCTTCTGGGGATAATTTATCCCACGTAGCTTTGCCCTTAACTTTAAAGAAAGGCGGCGCCTCTATAGCGGGCTCTTCTTTTACTTCTTTCTTTTCTTTGCCCTCTTCTGAAGAAAGAGATTCCTCTGAATCCTCTTTCTCTTTACTCTCAAGCTCTCTTTTCTCAGTCTCTTCCTTATCAACATCGGAAACAGACTTTGATCGCTTATTAGAAGTACCACGGGGCTCTCGCGCCACTGATACTCTGCTTTCGTCATCATCTCCATCTTCGCTGTGCTCCTTTACAGCGGCATTAATCGCGCTCCTAACATCCTTAGGGGCTTCATCCTGCTCCTCTGAGCCGGGAATGATAGTATCTGCTTCGAGACCGTCTTTAGCTCCTGCCATGGGGGTTATCTTTCTCTAAAAAGGTTGCTCCAGTCAACTACGAACGTGATTCGCAGAAATTAATTACTTTCTCTTATTTCCTTCTTTATGTCGCGCCCGTTACGTACTTCCCATAGGGCTCTCTTTATATCTTCCCTTCTTTTTTTCTTGTCTAGTTTCACTACTTTAGGTTTAGAATTTAAAATAGCTTTAGTTTCGTTACCTATTTCTACGCAGCCCCTAGCTCTAGTTTCGTCTCTAAATTTCTTCTTGGAAGTATAATATTTACCATTACACATATGTCGAGTAGGTGCCATAGTATCAGAGTTAAATCTAAACTCTATTACTTGGTTGCCTATCATCATACGATTATCTGGCTCATGATTAGAGAGCCAAAGATAATACTCATAGTTTTTCTCCACCATGCCACGTTCGTTGGCTAGGTAGCACTCTGGTTTATATACATAACTAACCACTTTTTTGCTCCTTTTTAGTGTCTTGGCAATCTTTACAAACCAATCTATGTCCTACTCTAAATACCCATAGTATTGATTTATTACATTTATCACATACATACCATACTGCTGGTACATGTTTTGACATTTAAGCACTCTTCTTTTTGGGCTTCATTTTCTCTTTATGAGCTTTGTTTTGCTCTGTTTGTTTATGTTTAACTTTCTGAGCTTGTAATTTATCTTTATGTACTAATTCTTTCTTATCTAACTCGTGCTCTTTCTCTCTGTGTTCTAAGTCCATTTCTTTAGACTTCATATCTATATGAGCCTCTTCTTTCTTTTGGTGTAGCTCTTGAGACTTCATATGCATATTAGCTTGTAACTCTCTTAACTTCATAGCGTGCTCTTCACGCGCCATGACCATCTCCATCTGCATTTTCTCGCGTTCCATGGCCATGCGCTCTTTTTCCATTTCAAATTCTAATTGTGCTTTCTCCTGTTCTCTAGCAGACTCTTGTTGTGCTATAGCTGCCTCTCGCTGGTCATTCTCTAATTGCATCTTTGCAGCACGGTCGTCGTTTTCTTTTTGAGACTGCGCCTCCATCTGCATTTGCTGTATTTCAGCTTGTGCTTTCTTATCTTCAGGGCTAGGCACAGGGTTAGCAATCATTTCTTTAGACTTCTTCACCATAACTTCAGCGAAATTATCTATTTCAGCTTCTAAGTCCCTGCCAGTACGGGATTTACGTACTCCCCACTGTAAGGCTTTGGCAAATAACGGTAAAGTCTCCGGCATAGAAGCAGCGGTCTCTACTTGTTTCATATAATTAGAGAGTGAAGTTAAAAACTCATTGGCGTCTGCGCGTTCTTGAGTTTTATCCCCAAAAATAGTACTATCTGTTTCTATATCTATGCGATAGCCGCGAGAGATGTCTTTCCTAAGTAAATCTAAAGCTTTTTGGACCTTTATCATAATTAGAGCTTGCGGATCAGGTGGTGGCGGCTGTGGCGCCATCGGCATCTGAGGCATTTGCATCATTTGCGGCAGCTGCGGAGCCCCAGGGAAAGGCACCACATTACTCCCCATAGCGGGAGCTTGCGGAGCTGCTGGCTGCTGTGGAGGCTGCTGGGGCTGCTGCTGGCCTTGTTGCCCCGGCTGCCCCCCCTGCTGTGGAGGCTTAGGAGCTGCGCTAGACGTAAGCTGTTCATATTCCCGCATTACTGTGTCGGGCTGTAATGCCTCTTCAAATAGTATACAAGAGCTTTCTATTAAAGTCTCGTCAGAGAAGTGCTTACACGCTATTTCAGCCATAATTTTAATAACGTTACGGGCAAATTGAGCTACGTCTTCTTGAGACTCACTAAGTCTGGTACCAGCGTTGTTATTTTTAAGTCTTAACCCTCCAAGGGTCTCTCTGCTATCAGATGTTCCTCTGATAACATCACTAATACCTGTAACTTGGTCTAAATCTATCATCGCCTGTTGGCGAACTTTAAGCAAAGTCTCTATACAACTTTGGATAGTATCCAAAGGTATAAAATCCATAACTCCTTTTAATCCGCCAGCTTCAGCAAATGCTGCCCAACTATCTACGGGTATTAACTCGTTTTCTATACTTTCGTTAAATATACGCCCAATGGCGGTGTTATTAGAAGCATATACGCCTGCTACTTTACAAGCTTTAGTAAGCATAGCTATACGTTGAGTAAGCTCGTCAATTTGTATAGCTTGATCTTGCCATTCTAAATAATCAGGTACAGGTATAATAGTATCATTGGTCATAGTCGCCATTAAAGGCGGCGGAACAGGGAAGAACCCTGTTAATTCTAAAGGATCATCTACAACTCTGCAAATATAATCATAGCCCGTACATATCCAATAAACTCTTTTATCAGATTTATTCCAAAACTCGTATACGGTGAGATTTCTTTGATTGATATCCTCAAAGATAGAGCTGTCTGCGTAGGTTTGTCTTTCTGTTGTGCCCATAACTTTGGGCTCTGTATCCGCCCGAAGTTTATCGCCTATTTCTTCTCCAAAGAACTCCTTTGCTTCTTTTTTGGAGATATGTATTCTTTTACCGATTATTTGGACTTCTTCCCAAGTGCGAGCTTTAACTGGAAAGGTTAAAAAATCTCTCCAATCTATATAATCTACTTCAATTTTCTCAGATAGTACTTGAGTTTGGGTTTGTTCTAATTTTTCTTCTTCGGGAGTATCTTCAGTTAGAGCTTTATCCCCTGTGTCTAAGCCTATTTTATATAGCTCATCTTCTATACCGTTAATAGTAGGCGCGGGTAAGCTCTCCCCTTCACCTATTTCAGGCACATATCTAGCCCAAAGAACACCTCTACCGGGGAGTAATCTATCTAGTACAGCTTTATTCATACCAGAGTGAAAACCAGAACTCTCTAGTTCATTAATTAATGAGCGCTCTAATATCTGAGAAGATAATCTAGCTATAGGATCGTGATCTACAAATTTACGGTCTACTGTGGGGATAGGACACTTAGAGTAAATAGCTGGCTTCATAACTTTAGTATTAGCCCAAAGAAGGTTCATACGACGTTGACCTTCTTCGTCTGTACGGTTTCGCTCATCCCTGAAGCGCTTAAGTACAGTATTTCCTCTTTTATGCCAACGAGAGTTAGCTTGTTCGTGGGAATTTATCTGGGCCTTAAAGAATCCAGCTATTTTAAAGCTCTCTTTGCCGGGGCCAGCTCTAAGCTTACCTCCGTCGTCGGGGTGGGCCGACATATCGTCTATGTTATCAATTTCATCAATAAGTTTGGGTGCTGGCATAGGGCTTACTCTTTAGGAGAATCTTTTAAAAGTTGAGCTATTAATTCTTGCATTGTAAGTTTATGGTTTTGATTCCCCGTAACAAGCTCAGACCTAATATTAGGGCTATTTTTAGGGGGATTAAGAATATTTTCAAAATCACTAATTATACCCGGCTTACGTGCTAAAAATCTAGAGCTGTCAGGATAAGGATACCCCTCTTGTCTAGGCGTTAAATTATCCCCAAACTTCTCCCCCGGCTGCATATGCATATCTTTTCTTATTTGCGCTACTATTTCATCTAAAGTAGGTTTAGGGGGTAAGGGGCGTATATTATCGTTCCTTGCAAATCCTGATTCTCCAACTCTAGAAGCTGGAAGACGAGGCGCTGTAGTAGATGGTAATTTATTTATAACCCCTGAATATCCGCTTAGCCCTTTAGCATTAGGGGGAAATAAACTACCTCTTGGCCCATCTTGTACGGGTATATTTGAACCAAACTGTGCATCATGGGGAATAGGCGCTAGATTAGAATTAGCTGGAGCTTCTACCCCAGAATTTCTTATTTTATTAAATATATCCTTAGCTTCAAATAGACCGCTATCCCAATGAGGAGTTTTAGGCCCCCCCGTCTCTGGCGGCATTATTTGGTGCCCTGGGGGTGCCTTAGCCCCCATCCCCATAGGCCCAAAAGTAAAAGCTCTCATCAGGAATTTTTTAAGAATATCGCTAGTATCAGAAGGATCAGGAGCGCCAAATCTGGAAGCACCCATAGCTTTTATTTGAGCAGCTTCTTCGGGGGACATTAGTATATTCTCATCTTATTGATATTTCTACTTGGTTTTATATCTTCTAGTATATCAGTAAGAGCTATAGTATTATCTTTAGTTCTGAGTATTTTTCTAACACTTTCAGCTTGAGTAGGAGCTGTGTAGGGCCTGCTCATACAAGCGTATCTAGTTTCATCTGGCGCATGATCTTCAGATTTACTATCTACGTCTTCCATTTTTAAAGGGTCATGCTCCATAATAGGTAGAGTTCTTATAATATGTGTACAGTTCTCCATAAAAAATATGTGTGGGGTTATGCCGTCACCTTTAAGACGGGCTCTTAACATATCCCATCCACCTAAAGCTCCCGCTCTGGGAACCCTTTTGTTGTCTGCTCTAGAGAGATTAATATAATAAGGCTTTTCTGCCATTCTTTCAGCGATAGAGGGCCCAGAGTCCCAACTAAACATTTTAGGGTCCGCTACTCTATACCTAATATTAGGTCTACCGTTTTCGTTTCTTGGCTCTTCCATTTCCCTTATGTTTATTCCATGAGCTACTTCTTCGGCCGTCATCTTTAAGCCAACATTCATGTTCTCGGTAGTAGATATAGTTGATGACTCGGCGTGTCGGCTACCATACCATTCTCGATAACGAATGAGCGCACCTTTAGGAAGGTATTTAATTCCTGTATGTTCGGATTGTCCTTCAAAAAATTGCCACTGTTGAGGGTAGATTTCCACTCCGGCATCAAATTCATCTGGGACAATACACCACCATCCAACAGAGAAGGGAGTCGCTGTACCCCAATCCATTGACATAAACCTTGTCCAATGCCTGGGAGGCTTAAATTGTCTAATGACATGTTTCCTCGTATCAAACTCGGGGAAGAAAGCCCCCAGCATAACGTTCCAATCCCCCATAAGCCAAGCTTTAACTAACTCAGCATTACCAGAGAGATATAAGTTACCTATATATGTAGGAGTATTTGTATAAGGATTATCTGTAACTTTAGAGGGTATAAAAATTCTATTTGATATTATCTTTTCTTTTGTGAAGGGATTATTAATCTCAGTAGGTAATATCTTCATCCCGGTGGGAGCTGGATCAATATATCTAGCTTTGATCCAAGAATGCCCAGGTCCACCAGGATTTGCAGTAGCGATAAAACGAGAAGGCACAGCAGGATTACGACTAAGGGTCGCCATAAGTTTAAATATAGGCTCAGGGTTCGCGAACGTTCCCATTTCTTCAACATAGACTCTCGTATACGAGTGTCCTTGGTACGCTTGTGCATCATTATCGGTCTCTAGGTATGCAAATCTTAGACGCGCACCATTGGGGAAGCGCCATAATTTGTCTTGCTCATTAAACTTAGCACCGAGCGGAAGATAGAGTACTTTTGATCGCTCGACAAGTTCGACCAATTGAGTTCTTTCGCGTCTAACACAAAGACCGATCGCTTGTTCTTTATACTCATCAGCGTGTGATGCCCATTCTCCCAAAACACCATCTGATTTTCCACCGCCTCTAGCCCCTCCAAATAGTGTTTCAAATACAGGACAAGTAATTAGCCAACTCTGAGGCCCAGGATTAGGCTCCCATACAGTAGTATAATTGGTTTTTACTTGTATGTTCATTGTTACTTTATGTTATCTTTAAGTAAATCTGTTGTATTCCAGTAAGTACCGTTATATCTGTTTTTAAAGTTAACTTTAAGAAGCTTAGCCATGTTTTTGTATTTGGGGTGCAGTAAATTTAAAATAACGCCCCCGTTTACGTTATAAAATATATGTTTGTTTTGTACCATCCAAACACGCTGTTCGGTTGGAAAATTATGAAACTCTTCTTGAGTTATATCAGAAGTAGCTAATAACTCATCTTTCCAACTATCCTCATTTGGAAAGTGGGTCATGTTTATCTCTTTCCTATACGATGTGCTCCTACTTTACCACTAGTTCTGAGCTTTCCTGCCCGCTGGCCAATAGAATGACCATATCCAGAGGCTTTCTTACGGCCTTCTTTGCTGGAGTCACTACCTGGATACATACCCCCAGAGCCGCCATACATATATTCAAAGAAACCGTCTGGATCGTTTTTGTTATCAAAACTCATCTTTACAAAGTTACGATTAGGATAAGCGGGGTCTATGCCCTTGGGGTGAGACTTACGTGGAGACATAATAGTACTCCTAGATAATAAAATTACTACCTCTACCAGCTATTCGCTAGCAGCGCGTCACTACGCTCCGCTTTTATGGCCTTTAGGCTGCTTAGCGTGTCCAGCGCCATGGCCCGGAGCTGCCGCAGGGAGAAGACCACTACGGAAAGTACGCGTACCCGCGCCAATACGATAGCCGCCAGTATTTTTGTCCATATTTGTATTAGAGTTCTTGGGTACTACACCGTGGGCGCAAGACATCTTGCCACGAGCTGAAGTAAGGGCACCCGCTTTACAAGACAAGCCTTTAGAACCAGCAAATACTTCAGTAGCTTTGAACGGACCTTTAGACATTTGCGTTACCTCTATGTTAAAGTGAAAAGAATATGAACTTAATCTTTATCTTTGTCTACTGCGAACTCTTTTACTACCTCTGCTGTATCTATAGCTTCTTGGATGCGATAGTTAAATAGAGGGTTTTTTACATTTTCTAAAGTACTCTCTATGCACTTCCAATCTTTGTTCTCAACTATAAGTAACTCCTTCTTCTGCATAGCTTCTTCTACACGGCAAGAAAGAGCAAATCTTTTTCTAATTTCTTCCCCAGATTGTTTGTCATCTAACCTATCTAGGGCGAAGGTAATAATAGAACCTATCTTTTTATTTTCATATATAGGCGTATCTGTAACTCTTAATTGGTTTGGGAATTTATATATATTTTTATCATTTTCATCTAGTTCTTCTAATTTAATGCGCCCTTTATTGTCCACGATAGGCTCAGAGTAGGGTTCTCCTTTGGGAGTAATAACTAATTTATTTACGTCTATTGACTTCTTTACTGACATAGTTTGCTCCTGCTACACTAAATTTAAGGAGTTAAGGCGGCTTCAGCGATTGCTAATTCTTTATTTACGTCTGCTAGTTGTTTAATTAAAGCTGCTTTCTCAGTGGTAAGTGTATCTATTTGCTCAATAGCTGCTGCGTATTGATCTGTTATTTCATCTTGGAAGGCTGTCGCGTCGAGAGAGTCTAAACGTTCATCTACTGAAAGAATAACTACCCCATCTTTCAGTGTATCTGTGCGTCGATGTATTTCTCTCTTAACCGTATTACCATCTTTATCAAGCTCAACTCTGATAGTGCTAGGATAAGTACGTTCTGTGTAAGTAGCCATTTTAGTTCTCCTTTATGCTAATGTGATATTACCCACGCGAGTAGTACCGTCAGAGCCTTTATAAGATATACGGAAGTTTGTATCGCTAGTAGGTGTTAATGTCCACTCTCCATTATTAGATAACGTCGCTGGCGTAGTCGTACTTGGAAGGTAGACAACTGTACCGTCATGATTAATAACAAAACGTGGAACCATGGTAGCAGTTGTATTCGGCACCGTACCAAATATCCACTTGAAACCATTAGCAGTGCTGGTCCAATCCTCTGTGGCCTGTGCAATAATAGCTTGATATGCGTTAAACGCAGGCGTTGTTTCTTGATAACCGCTAACCTGAATAGCACTGATGTTATTACCCGAGACAACTTTGGTAGGACTTCCTACAGTGCCGTTGTAGCGACGTAGCTGTAGATTTGCAGCAGCAGCATTGCCCTCCAGCCATACGTTGCCCTGGACGTGTAGGGGAGCTAGAGGTAATCCGCCTACGACGTTCGATGTACGTATACCCACGAAGTCCGTGCTGGCATCCACGAAGAACGCGTGCGTGAAGTTGTCGCTTTCAACGCGGAAATCGAGGTCATCCCCCGCCTCATTGAACACAACCGAGCCGGTTAGCTTGTTGGCTTGGCCAGCTGCGTTCATGGCGAAGAAATCGCCGCTAGAAGAATAAAGACTTATGCCGTTGGTCAGCGTGCCGACCGGGGAGGTACCGTTAAATATGTCTAAGTGGTTGGTGCCTTCGGTCGTGCCGCGGACAGCGGAACCGGCTATTTTGACGTTGCCGGTCTGAAAAAACCTTATCGCCTCAACATCCGTGGCGCCGTCCCACAACTGCACAGCAATCGGCGCGTTGACCGTCATGCTGCGTAGGTAATGCACTCCGCCCAAGGTAAACTGGAAATCGGTACTCGTTTGAATGGCGCCAACCACGTCCAGCTTCGCGCCAGGGCTCGCCGTCCCTATCCCTATCCTGTCCGTGCTCGCGTCCAGGAAAAATACGTTAGTATCTGTGTCGCCCTCCATGCGAACGTCGTAGTCGTTGCCAGGCTCATTGATGACGAGGCTGGACGCGCCCACGGCAAGCCTAATGCCGCCATTGTAAACCACCCAATTGCCTGCCCCGCCGCCGGACGCCCCCAGCAGACCCGAATAACAAATGTTCGTGCCATCATAAAACGCATGCGCGGCATCCTTGCTGGTCAGCGTCGTCGAAACTTCTAGGTAGGTATCCGCGCCAGCGCCGTGCACATGCAGCTTCGAGTCCGGGTTCGTCGTCCCAATGCCGACGTTGCC